ATTTTTTTTGTGTCTATTTTTATAGATGGGAGCAAATTGTGTGAGCGACGTCAAAAAATTAGGAGTTACAGTAGTTTGCAACTCCTTGATTTTCAATAGTGGAGAATACGAGAGTCGAACTCGTGACCTCTTGCATGCCATGCGTATTTTGTTGTTTTTCATAGCTTTTCATAGCTTTTCATTTCGTTTCCGGCGGCGCTTGTCGGGGAATTTTCTTTTTCATATCTTTGCATAGCTTTGCACGCAATAACCAAGCTGTGTGCAAATTTGGTGCAATGAATAACCACTACTACGCAAAGGACGGTGTGACAGTCGCCACTATCCTCGATGCTCGACGAGCATTGACAAACGGCCAATACCCCGTGCGCATTCGGGTATCGTATCGTCGGGTACGCTCGTATTACCCCACTGGGAAGAGCATGACGCCCGAGGATTGGGAGCGGCTCAATGCAACACGTCTCCACTCGCTTGTATCCGTTCGCAAAGATATAGAAAATAGTTTTGAGTTGGTCCGACAGGCTGTCGAGGATTTAACATCGAAAGGTTGTTTTACGCTTGAGTTGTTGAGCGCCCGCTTAAAAGGAGCCGGCGCTACTTCGGTAAATGCGGCCATTCAAATTAAGGAGCAGGAATTGCGGAAAACATCCCACATAGGCACAGCGGATATTCTGCGTGCGTTGTTGCTATCAATAAATGCTTTTTCAAAGCGGGATGTGCAATATATTGACGTTTCTATTTCATGGCTACGCCGATTCGAAGAGTTTATGCGCGCCTCGGGTAAGGGTCAAACGACTATTGCGATATATATGCGCGCCTTGCGGTCGATATTTAACCAAGCCCGGGCTATTGGCATTGTAAAGGAGGCGCAATATCCATTCGGTAGGGGTAAATACGAAATACAGGAGGGTGAGGGGCGCAAACTGGCCCTTACGTTGGAGCAAATAGGGATAATAGCCCGTTATGACGACGGATATGAAGCAACGGCAAAATACCGCGATTATTGGCTGTTCATGTACCTATGCAATGGGATTAATGTCGCCGACTTCGTAAGACTTCGATATAGCGATATTGAAGATGGAGAAATAAGCTATGTGCGTAAAAAGACAGAGCATCGCACAAAGTCCCGGAAAGCTGTGCGAGCGGTAATTGTGCCTCAAATGCGGGATATTATATCACGATGGGGCAACAAAGAAAGCCCTGATAGTTTTATATTTCCTATTCTTACGGGCAAAGAATCTATTGAGGAGCAGCGGCAAAAGGCAAAAGACCTAACAAGCTGCATAAATCGTAAATTTAGGTCTATTTCCAAAGCATTAGGGTTGCCTCCGGTTTCAACATATACGGCCCGCCATTCATTCGCTACCGTATTGAAGAGGTCCGGAGCAAGTATTGCTTATATTTCGGAAAGCCTCGGCCACACGGATTTGAAGACAACAGAAAATTATCTCGCCTCTTTTGAACGAGAAGAACGCGAGAAAAATGCCGCATTGCTGACGCGGTTTTGATTACATTGCCTCCATCAGCCGCGCGATCACCAATGCGAACAGCGGCGCCGAACACTCGTTTATTTCGAGCTGCGACATCCAGTATGTCATTTCTTCATTCATAATAAAGTAGCGTCCCCGCAATTAATGCGAGGACGTTTTTCTACGTCAGTTCATCTTCGAAATACTCTCGGATAAAGTGCTTCCGGTCCTTGTCGCATAGTTTCTCCACGGCTTTCCGGTAGCAGGATAGCGCCATTTTTTCGGACGGAATATCAGCCGGCGAAGCGTGCCCCATATCCTCGGCGATGCTCTTGGCGTGATCGCTGTATATCATTACAGCCGTAACCCATAGGGCATTGTCGTTGTAATACGGCTCCTTCTCGACCTCCCCGCCCAGCTTTTCCACGGTTTGCAGGAATGCGTCCTTGCTCCATTTTGCTCCGGTGCTCCCGTCTTGGTTTACGAGCTTTGCGGCGATCATCTTAGCCTCGGCGTCTGACAGATAATTATACCAGCATATCGCCTCTATCTTCCCAAGCCACATTTCGGCGATAGTCGGCGACGTTTCCGCGATTTTCCCGAATGCCCACATCTGGGCTCCCGCGAACACCTTTTCTGCGTGTTCATCGTCCATGCTGACCATCTTGTCATGTAGCCGCTCGTATCGTTCTTTCATTTCACTTGATGTCATATCTAACAGTTTTTGCACGCCCTCACCCGCGGCAGCGGTTTATATACTCCCACGATATTTGGCGTATGGATTATTACTGCCGGTTCGACCTTTTCTTTTGAGGACGTTGATCCGGGTTTCTTGTTGTTCTTTGCCATAATATTTCGTATAATTTCTCCGCACCATAATATGCGAATCCGACCCAATTAGCAATGTATGCCATAAATAGGGATAGCCCTACCGCACATAGTATGTTACATCCATTTATGAGCAGCACGAAGAGTGTGGCCCAGAACGAGAGGCATTTCGGGCATGCCATAACTTGGCTGCCGATCTGCGCGATCTTCTCGGCCAGCCCGAGGTGCTGCGCAATGGTGGCGCATACCATAGTGAGCAGGGCTATCCACAGCATACCGCTACGCTGTTGGGGTTGCGGCCGTTGCCACCGTTACGGTGATCGGCGTCTCCGATACGAATGTCCGGCTGCACGGCTGGCATGCCGATGCCGCCACAGCATTCATTGCGGCCCCCTGCTCGATAGTTACGGTGGGTGCCGACGCCGACTGAATGGGAATCGAGAAGTCCTGCGAAAGGGGCTGCTGCTTGGTGCATCCGCAACCGCCGTTACACGGGACGTAGGAGATGATCCCCTCGACGTGGATGGTGGCCACATATCGCCCTGTTCCAACTTGGGACAACGATTTGAGCGAGAATTGCGGATTGAACACCGGAGTGTTGTCTGCGCACGTCGGATAGCAAAGACGTTGGGTGATGTTCACCTCATAAAAGTACGGCGAAGCCACCGATCCGGCTGCCAGAACGGGTGTAATAACAGCCGCTTGAATTTTGTTACAGCTCATAAAATGAGTAATTATTTAGTTTTGCCTCCTACTGTCTCTATTTTTTGATCCGCGCCGGAGGCATTAGGCTCGGAGGTAGGGTATAGTGCATCGTATATCGCGTTTATTTTCGCCTCGAAGGCGTCTACGCGTCCGTGCAGCGTCACGATATTGTCGTTGGTTACCTGCACGCCAAACAGAATCTGTTCGAAAAGGTTCCGCGGTTGACGCGGTTCCTGGGGATTGGTGTTCTCGCTCATCGTTTCAGGAAGTTTTGGACGAAAAAGTTGTTCTTGTATTTTAAGAGCAGGTCTTTAAGTTTGGATGCCGTGACGAGTCCTCCGCGCTGGTAGTTCTCGTTTACGAAATCATAGGCCGCCTGCTGTACTTCCCGGGCTTCCTGCTCGGATTCGGCGTATATGTATACTTCGATCTTATAGGGTTGCATGGCTTATAATTTCGGTAGTGGTGGAACATCTGCGACGGGAGCGGCAGCGCCCACGGCGCTTATTGGCTCTCCGCCTTTCATCGCTCTGAAAAGGTTGTAAGCGCCGATCAACTTGTCTTGGTTCGTGTCTGCCCATCCGAATAACTCTCCGATGGTTGATTTGGCCTGCTGGAGCATCGATGGTGGTACTGGGTCGAAATCGGGGACCTTCTCCATGTCTTTCATGTAGAAATCATACATCCGTTCCATCGTAGCTATGTCGCCCTGATACATTTGCATTAGGGATCGTTTCAGGGCATCTTTGGAGGACGTGCGGATCATGTCCATGTTGTGATATTCTTTTCTGTTGAATAACATATCGTAGCGGTTTTAAGGGTAAGGGTGGGACAGTTTCCCATCCCACCCCGCGGGCATTAACCCTGGCACGTGTCGCACCCGCACGGCTGGGGAGCCGAATAGCGGGCCACACGGAGGAAATTGCAACCTCCGATAGCCGAGTTAAGGCCGTTGCTGTTGTTGTTGATTGCATTGGCAAGTGCCATCGCTTCAGCAGCAGCCAGGGCGTTTGCACCTGCACCCGCGCCTGCACCCGCGCCTGCCCGGACATCGACGTACTGGCTGATCGTCGGTGCGTGGTTGTTCTGCCACGTTTCGCGCGACAGGCGATCCTGAAGCTGCGTCTGTGTGAGGATGTCGATGGACTTGGCATTGCCTGCGGCTGCATTTTCAGCAGCTTTGTACCGGGCCTTCGAAGCCTGATTCGCACCCCAGATACCGGCCAACGCCAACAGCAGGGCACCCCCGCCCAAACCTGCGGCCAGGCCGATGCCCGTTGCACCCATGCCGTCACGCCGACGGACACAGCCATACTCGTCATAGCCACGACGGCCGTCTTTAGCATCGGCCCAAAGAGCGGCGTCTCCCTTGGTTAAATAATCACCTTCCATGTATATACATGTTTTCTTCGCCTCTTACCTCTTCGGCGATTGAGGTAGCCTTTGTATCATAGCTACAATGCAAAGGTGATCCGGTTCGGCATGATATTCAATGCGATAGTTCGGAGTATATGCGCAGTTTGTTCGCAATCCGTTTTAACGTTATTTCGAATAAAGGTCCGCTTTGAGTGAGGCGATTATCGAATTGAGACAACATCTTTTCGACGCCCCGGCGGGAAAACTTCATCATGCGGGCGATCTCTCTGATATAGATGCCTTCGCGCTTTAGCAAATAGACGAGAATGTAACGGGCATCAACCGTTTCGGCCGTGCGACAACACGAAAGGATTTGCTCGGATGTCAATTCCGTTTCATTTGCAACAGTATTGAGTATTTTTGCAAAAATCTCTGTTTTACGTATCTCCATATCAAATATTTAGTTTAAATTTGACATACCACTAATGTAAAAAGCCATACGCCCGAATTAAGGAATAGTCCTCAATGCTCGGTGCGTATGGCACACATTAGTGGTATAATGGAGAGGAGCGTTGGGGGCTTTTTTATGCTTACCCCCGAACAGCAAAAGCTAACATTGTTACATAGGCGACTTTTATTTATATGTTTACCAACTCCACAATATGACTCCTACTTGTACGCCTATCACTGGCTGTAATCCTTGGGGCGTGTATCCAGCACCTACCCCAGCTGTCACGGCGAACCGGCTGCGGGCATGCGTGATCTGAGTAATGGTCCGATTGTAGGTCTCGATCCAGTCCAGCCGGGGCGCAAGCGTTCCGACAACCGGGCCGACCACGCGGGCGTAGTAAGTCGAATCGTGGTATTCCAGTGTCCGAACCGGGACCTCTATCTGTACGCTGTCCGGACCATTGCCGACCGCAACAGTTTGCACGACCGTATCCGCCGGAGCAAATAGTATCCGCGGGACATTGATAGACACCAACCTGTCGGAATGTATGACTGGTTGCGGCCGTTCATAGAAGACCGTATCGATGCGTACCTCGGTGCGTATCTCCACCGAGGCTGCTCCCCGGCGGTATCCCCAGCGGAAAAGCAGCGCCCCGGCGACAAGCATAGCAAGCAGGTATAAGGTCAGGCGTTTCATAGGCCGTTCGCCTTTACGATACGCTCCACGGTGTCGATGATGGCTGCCATCACCTCGGCGTAGTCGGGAGCCGTGGCATACTTTGCCCCGGTGTTGTTCACCAACCGCCGGGCGAACTCCTTCGGATCGTCGCGGTAGGGCCATGCGTCGGCATAGCCCGGTTTTCGAAGGAGCGCGAGGTGGTTGTCGAGGCATTCATCCAGCGACGCGAAATTCCGAAAAAGCCGATAGACACGATACCGGTACTTATTCGGCGCCACCCATTCGACCGACACGATCCGCTCCGGGGCTTTGAATTTCACATCCGGGGTCTTGAAATACTCCGTCGTCAGCTCCAGCGACACCGCTCCGGACCATCCGCTGCCCTTCGTGATGCCGAAGATGTTGTTGCCGATGCCTTTGATTTTCCACCCGGTTTCGAGTGCGGCCTGCGCCGTCACGAACAGCGGGTGCACCCCGCCGGACCGATACAGCCGGGCCGCCGCGGGGTAAATCGTCTTTACGAATTCGATCTGTTCTTTTCTTGCCATGCTTAAATGTGTTTTTTAATTCCGCCGTCCAAATACTTCTTGGCCTCCTCGACCGTGACCTGCATCTTGCGGGCAACCTCTCCGGCCAGCACCTCACGGAAGATTCGCAGGAATCGCATCTTGGGGTTTACGATCAGCGCCGAGCCGCCCATGGACCACAGTTCCACCAGGCAGATCAGCGTACATATGGCGATCACCGCGAGCTGCGATTCCAGGTTGGCCATACGTTCGAGCAGCACGAATCCGACGATCACCGAAGCATACAGCGCCAGTTTCGAAAGCATGCCGTGCCGTCCCAACTCCGAGAGCGCGAAATGCCCGCGTTTGATCTGTGCGGCGATCCCCCAAACGGTATCGAGGGCCACGCAAATCACGACGGCGTTGATGGCCGTCTCGTATCCTACGAAGAAGTTCATGATAAAAATGCCTGCCGCAGCGGCCCAGCCGTAAACTGTTTGGAATATCTCACCCAGTTTACAGCCGAGGTTGACGATTATTTCAGTCAGGCGGCTCATACTATTGGGCAATTAGGGCAATCACGACGAACTCCGCCCATATGACGGCCCCACCCGCGAGTGTTGCGAGGATGTCCTGCATGTCGGCTTTCGGATCGATCCTGCGCTCCTTGAGAACGGCCGCTGTCATGACGGCGATCATCGATGCCAGCAAAGGCAGCCACCGCCCCCAACTGCCCAGGGGCATGGTCACGATCAGCACCGCCAAGGCAATGACCGCCCCGACTGCGAAGTGCTGGTACTTGTCCTTGGCAATGGCGTTGAGCCATCCGAAGGTATTCACGGCGGCGTCCTTCGCCCATCCGACGAGTTTATCGATAAGTCTTTTCATAAATTTGCGGTATTTTGAGAGTTCGGCCCTGCTGGTTACTTATCCGGGAATCGCTCCCTGATCTCGGCCTTTTTAGCCAGGTATAACGCCTTCTGTTCGTCGGCTTCGAGTATCTTGCCCTCGGCCAGGTAGCCTTCGTAGGCCATCAGATACTGGTCCGCCTCGGCACGGTAGGCCTCCTCGCGGAGTTGTTTGGGGGTCAGCGTCGCCTCCGGTTCCGGGGCGTATTCCTCCCAGCCGACACGGATGCGGTCCGCCTCCTCGGTGTAGACCTCCCGGTAATGCCGAGTAGGGTCGGAGGGTTCCGGCTGCTCGTCGCAGACAACCTCCTTGTAGCCCAGGAGGATCAGTTTGTCCGGCCGCGGGTTGCAGACCAGCCCTTCGGCGGTCCGGATTGCATTGGGGGCGTACTTCAGACGCCCGCCGATCAGTTTTGCGTAGTTATTCATGTCTTCGGTTATTTGATGATTATTTCCGGCATGCCGCCCGCAGCCAGGTTATATCCTCCGTCACTTTGCAACAGCGGCGGCAGGTATTCGTCGTTCAGAGGAAGCTGTTTGGCGCTGTCGAGCCAAGAGAGGGCGATGTCGGGAATCGGCTCGACGCTATCGACGGTAATCCTCATACGACGGTCCGTGCCGAGTTGTCCGGCATAAAGATATACCGCCCTGTAAGGAGAGCCTTTAGCTTGAGCATATGTTTCGTAAACACCGTCGCCCTTAAAATCGGGCAGATAATACGAGCCAGATGTGGCTATTTTTAAAAACGGAGAATCCCCGGCTTCATAGTTCGACACCGTAATGCGGATTTTATACCAGTTATCAATGGTAAAATATTCCGAAACTCTTACGTTATAGGCGTAATTAGGATCGTCGACACCCGTCCAGGTAAATGAGTTATCTCCCGTGATCTCTATCGGTTTATCATCCCGTTGTCCTACAAGGTTCTGCGGCAGGTACTCGGCTATGCAGCCAACAGGAGTAACACGAATAGACCGGACACGAACTGTAGTTGGGGATGATAAAATAAAGTAGCAATACAGATTATTCGAAAACAAATATCTATCTGATGGAATATAAACACCTTTAAATATCGTTATATCATCGTTATCCTCAGCAATAAGGCTAATGGATTCGTTTGACACGTAAGGGAAAAACTGGCATCTCGATACGGCGGTATTCTTGTCGATAATAACCTCGATATTATAAACATGCCCCTTTCTTGTATCGTAGGTAACCGGGGAATACATATTAGCGTTACTATTATTTCCTGAATTCAGCTCGACAACATGATTTATTTCATCATAAGTCAATACCGCATCACCACGTGGAGCCCACCGTTCGGATGAAGTGCTGAAATTACTCTCATAACTGTTCCCCTCTCCTTTGTATGTACCCGGTAGCACATACCCCGCAGGATCGCCGTCGTTGTCGAGCGCCGCAACTTCTTCCGCGGAAAGGGCATAGTTGTAGATGCGGGACATAATCATATCGGAGCTGTTGGCCATACCCAATTGAAAATCCCCTAAATCTTTAACTGCCGACTGTTCTTTGGTCGCTTTCAGCTCACCGTTGATATATACCTTCACGGTTGTGCCCTTACGGGTAAGCACAATGTGAAGAATATCTTCTTGAACTCCCTCGTTCAACTCAATGGAGTCAAGAAGCTGACCGCCTGACATCGGACTCTCAAATATTATCCATTGAACGGCAAATTCAGATGTTCCGTATATTAAAAGACACCCCTTCGAGAACGCATAAGGGCTCTTGGCATTGAATATGAGAGGTGAGGTTGCCTTTATCGCCCCATATAAATTGCCGAAATACTCCAGCGTAAAGTCGTTAGTGCCAATAGGCATGGATGGGCTTTTAAACGATGTAAGAGGGGTTTTATCAATGTGTTGGTCATACCCCATCTTGACCCCCTGCTGATGTTCGCGCTCGGTACGCAACGCGGCGATCTTCAATAAACTTCGTCTGCGGTCCATGCTACTCGATGATTGCGCGAAGTTCCTCGATGTTGATCTCGTAGGCCTTGTTCGGCGCCGGGGTCTTGTAGCCCACGATCTCCACGAGGTCATCCGACCAGGTGAGTTCCGTGGCCACAGCTCCCGACGAGAAGAAGATCGCCGAGGTCCGGGCCGACTTCTCCACCGTGCCGATCTTCAGCGAAACAAGTTCCCCGCAGATGTATTTGTGATTGCCTTCGACGTTGATCGTAACTTCCGTACCTTCCACGTTGACCACAACGGGGGCGGCCGCTGCGGCGGCTTCGAGGGCTGCGGTGGCCGCTTGTCTGGCGGCTTCGGTGGCCTCGGCGTTCTGCGAGCCGTCAATCGAGAGCATCCACCATTCCGTGTCTGTCACGGGATGGCCTGTGTTGTTGTCTTTCTTGGAGACATACGCCGACGGGGCCGCGTAGACCATATTCAGAAATCCGTATGTCTTTTCCGGAGAATAATCACCGGCAGGAATAAGCCCCGTTCTGCCTAATGATTCAGTTACTTCTACCATCTTCGATTGTTTTTACAGAGTAAAGAATTCCGTTTTCGAGTTTGAATTTGGCCCCTTCGTAGCCGTTCTGATAAGTCACATACAACATCAGCGTCTCCGGATCGACCCAGAACAGGGGCATGATGGCGCCGCCTTCGGCGCGGTATTCAGAGGTCACGTAGTCCTTGGCCGTCTCGTCCCAGAAAGCCCAGTATTTGAGGCCCTCCACATCCACGATCTTCGGAGGATGGTCCGCCAGAGCCTTGGCACGAGAGGACTGTTCGGCAGCATTCTTGGCGGAGGTGTCGGCTTTGTCGGCAGCCTTCGCTACAACATCCGTTACCAATTCTTCGTCGGAGTAGATATTTCCTTCCTCGTCGGCCGTGATCTTCGGGGTCTCGCCTTTGAGGCCCGAGAATTCGAGCGCAATGGTCCGCTTCTCGGGGGGCCCCCCTAAATCTACTTTTACACTTGGGATACCAGTTGCGCCATCGACAGAAGCAGTCACGCTTTCTATTTGCCCGGCGTCTCCGGGATCGCCTTTGAGCGTTGCGATGATTGTATTGATCTGCTCAATGGATAATTCTTCCGATGGTCCGTCCCATAACTCGATACTGGTACACCCCGGTGTAGTGATATTCATTTCGCCATCGGGAAACAAGCTATCGGGGACATCTCGTTTCATCTGATAGCACAAAATGCCGGGCGCAAGATGGTGATGATCCACAAGCACCAGAATGGAATTGTCTACAAGTGGTACACACCGCGTGTAAACGGAACCATCGAACGACGCCACATAAGTATTATATGCCGGGGTGTTCGGCGTTTTCAGTTCAATGTGCCAAGGATAATCCGGGAGTTTGTTGTCGGGGAAAGCAAACACCACCCGGAAATCACTGGCGTAGTTAATGTGGCGGATATTGTCATCTGCCATATTTATTCCTCTTTGTGTTTCGGAGATACCGTTTCGTACTCGTCGTAATCCTTTGCGAGGACTTCGAAATCGTCACGGTGTTTCAGGTCTTGCGCGATATACCATTCAGCCGCCGGAGCTGTGATATTGTCGGCGGTATATACTTTGCCTTTGTGTCTGAAAGCGATACCCCTTTTAAGGATGTATCCGCCATTTTCCTGTTTGTTCATAGTTCGTAAAATTAGTATTGCCGCATCGTGATGACAGTTCGGGCACCTGGCGTTGAATGATGCGGTGAAATCCTTACCCGTGATCTCTTCCCAGTCTGCTCTGATAACAGCTTTGTCGGCATCGGATAGAGAGGGGGCCGAAACCCTCTCTCTATACCACTCCTGTGTCTGCATGGATTAGACCGATGCCGAACACAGCGATTCGAGCGCCGCCTTCGTCGTTGCGTAATCCGTCTTGTAGAAGAACAGATTCGGAGTCGGGGCCCCGGTTTCGGTGATATTCCCGGTCCATCCGCCAACGTCTCCGCTCTTGTCCATGTTCAGGTCTACGCCGGTTGCGCCCTGCTCCCAGCCGATGACACCGAACGCCTGTTTGCCTGCGTCGCCTTTCTCCATGTTTTCGTAGATGCAGACATATTTGTCTTGCTTCAATCCGAGAACTGCGGCGGCATTTTCCGGGCTGTCGGCCAAAAGGGTAACGGGGAGCACCTTGTCCCACGCAGCGTCGATGCTCGGGTTTTGGTCTGTGATGGTGATCGCCGGGGTTTCATTCGACGGGTTCCGGACCTTGTAGCCCCGCTTTCCGGTCAGAGCCACCAAGTTGGTAATCATGAAGTCCTCGCGCGTGGATTTGTCCCAGTCGATAGCATCCCGGGAGATGAAGTAAAACCATTTTTCCACGCCTTTTGCGTGGGGCTCGTTGCAATCATTGAGAATGTCTCGCCCGAGCGTAGTGGTACATGCCTGTACTGCCATTAGTTTGATGTGTTAAGTTGAACAAAGCACTCGCGCTTATGGCAGATGCGGCCACGATAGGGTGGTGAGATGTATGTGTTATTCCGTACATTGATTCCGCGGCTTATATCTTCATAAGCGTTCGTGACAAAGGTGTTAACCTTCGGCACATTGTGCAAGAATTACTGATATTTTTTTCGTCCTAATTTTCCGAGACTATTTTGGACCTTAACCCGGCTTTGTCCCTTGTTGATGTCAACTACCGAAACGATGGGTGCCGGCATATTCATCAGGGCCCGTTCCATCATGCGCTCCATCCCCTTCATTCCGTCGTTGCGCTGGGGAAGATTCGAAACACTGATGGCGTTTCCGCCGCTCGCCACGTTCATGGCCGAGAGCATTGCGCCCCAGTCGTTGACGGCCTGGGCGGTCATCACGGCCTCGCCGTTGGATAACATTGCGGGGATGCTGTCCGAAGTGCCGGTGCCCGGGCCCGTGACAAGGCCGCCGGAGGCGTATTTCGGTGTTTCGGCAGAATCGGTGATTCTCGTGGCCTGCGCAATGGCGGCGATTACAGCGGCAATACTTGATGCAATGGTAATAGGCAACATGAACCACGGGGCTTTAGACCCTGCGGCTACGGCGTTTGCAATAGCTTCGGCCTGTGCCAACATAACCTGAAATACTGCCAATGCTTTCGAAAATTCGGCGTAGCGTTCGCCCTCGCCGCCCAGCGCCTCGAACATTGCTGAAAAGCTACCGGTTATACCCGATAATGCGCCGAGAGTTTGCGCTGTCTGACGTGCTGATTCTTGTGCCGTGCGGTCCTGCTCCCGGGCGATGCTTTGTTCGGCATTTGCGATTTGCATACGGAGGTCTAATCGTTGCCGCTGCAATTCTACATCGTCCCAGCCCAACCGATTGACAAGCTCTTCATTGCTGGCGATATTGTCCAATTGCGACAACTGTTCTTTAGCTATTGCAACCGTTTCTTTGGCCGCTCCCAAACTTCCACCCGATAATGTGGCCTCGGTAAGCCTATTTTGGTATCTTCGGGCTTGTTCTTTTAGCTGATTTTCGAAGCCTTTAGTAATGTCATTGTTCCCTTCCTTGAAATTGGCAGCCAGTTCTTTATCCAAAGCATTTCCGATTGCCGTAATGTCTTTTACGATGGAATCCCGGGCGGCTTTTACCGCTCGTGCCCGTTGTTCTTCAAGCGTAATGCCTTTCTTTATTTTCTCATTTACTTTATCATTGGCTGCCTCCTCAATGCCTGCACTTTTGAGCGTCTCCGATGCTGTTTTTTGGCTTTCAGCAGATACGTTTAGATATGCTTCGGCTTGAGCTTCCAAGGCGCGGACCGGGGCCATTAATTCCTCTTTTTCCGTGTCCGTATAAGGCCGTTTTATAGTCGTTAATTCCTCGTTGACAAATACTTTAACATAACCTTTTTTGATTTCCTCCTCGACCTTTTGCTGCTCAATAAGTGCTTTTTCATAGGCTTCGGCGGCCAGCTTCATCCCCGCAGCCGCCCGCGCTCGCGCATTTAGTGCATTTGTAAAATCATCCGTATGTGTTACGAGCAGGTTCTCTGCATCATTAACATTCGTTATCTTTACCCCGAGATCGTCGAATGCGTCTTTATTGTCGACGATAAACTGCTTTCGCGCTTTTAGATCATCCCCTAAAGCCTTCCATTGAATTTGCAATTCTTTCACTTTGGCGATTTGTTCGCCGATGCCATATCCATCCTTTCCCAAGGCGTCGTTTACTCTTTGTTGGGCCTCTGCCATTGAAATCGCGGTCTCCTCGGCGGAAAACATACTTTTTACCCACGTCCCGATCTCTTTCCCGTAGGCCGTAAGCAATGTGATGCCAACAACCAACGCCGTCTGCCAAGAGACAATCGCCGAAAGCACTTGTTTGAATACCGAAACCGTCGGTTTACCTTCTGCCCGTAATGCTTTATTGGCCATCCTTGCCCGGGTCAATTCATCGGCGAACATCGGGAGGTTGTTCGAGATAGCCAAGAAAAACTGTTGCAGCGACATTGTGAGCGACGGCATTTCTCGGGCGAGTTGCTGTATTTGGAATGTAAGAGGAGTAAACCCTTTTGCCGCGCTTGCATAGTTGCCGACATTGTCCCGGAAATTCAGCAATGATGTGTTTGCCTCGTTCAATTCAGTCTGCATCTCACGAATTTGGGCGCTCAACTTACCGCCTACATCCGCATTGTTTCGCTCCTCACGGCTCAATCGGTTGTATTGGGCCGTGAGTTTCTGTATTCCCGCCCGCAAGCCATCGACGCTGCCTTCCAGCTTGACCTCTTCACGAATGTTGGCCTGAATCTCCCGGGTGTAGGCCGACATCTCGGTCCGCAACGCCTTAATGAGCTGGGTTTGCTTGGCGACACCTTCGGCATTCCCCTCCTTTTTGAATTCTCGTAGTTTGACTTTTGCATCATCAATAGCTGTTGAAGCAGCTTCCCATCCTTTGATTAAATCCGAGTATCTGAACTGGATATTAATAATTTTGTCGATAGTGTCCTGTGCCATATATCATCATACGGTTAAATTGGTTGATAATTAAGCTGTAAATATGTTTATTGGGCCTTGCTCGGGTATTACTGCTTCGCCGGTTTGCGACTCAACGGTTACGGATAATGTCTGCCCAGCATAAGCCGACAAAAATCCGGTTATGCCCAAACCATTTTTTACGTCTTCAACCGGAATATCGGCAGACCACGAATCATCATATATCGCACTGAAATAGGATAATAATCCGGATTCGGGAATGCTTAACATGGCAGTTGCCATATAACGGTCGATAGGCTGACTTATAATGGTTATCTTCGTTATGCCTTCGGATACTGGAATATCAGACTTTGCTTTCTGGGATACTGCCACCTGCCGGCGCACGGCGTCGTTCTCCTGAATTCCCAGAATGACAGGGTTGTAATTAATTTCCTCGGTTCCGGTGTTTTCGGGGGCGGAGATCGACAGATACAGATCGCCATCCTCCTCGTACAGATCGACATAAAGACGGGAATCGTAATCGACGAGATAGGGCGTTCCGTTCGATGTTACGGTATACGCTGTGCCGTTCTCTCCGTCCGCCTCTGCGACCCATTGGCTGTTTTCATTCTTGCCGTCCAAGCGCAGGTAATAGTCTACCGTGACAACGCCGTCCGCTTTCAGTTTCAGCAGCTGGCACTCGCAAATGCCATCCTCGCCTGTTTCTACCGAATATATGGCGAATATCTGCCCGAATTGGGCTATATACACCGGCTTCGTGTAGTCGAGGTTGTAGAGATCGAGAGCCGTGAGTTTTGCCCGAATGGTGATGATCCGCAGACGGTCCACGATTTTCTGGTAGGAGGCGTATCGGGTCTTTACGATACCTTCCTCGCCGCCGAACTTCATCCACGGATCGAATACGCCAATACATCGGGCAATGCCCGACATAAACGCTCCCCGCCCCGATAATATCCGTGGCGAACACTCCGAATAAGTGATATTCTCCTTGTCTTCTGTACTGTGATCCTCGTAGATCGGCACCAATGCACAATTCACCTCGTTTGTAGTTGCGTTCTCCGACGCCGAGAAAGGCAGCGACACAAGTTCCGTTTCTTTCTCGATGTTCTCGTTTCGGATCGTGATGGCGCCGTGCGTGTCCGCCTTTACATCATCATCATTGTCGTAGTCGAGGATGTTGCTTTGGGCGAGGTCGTCGATGGTGAAAATCGATGCGTCGGGCATATCCACCCGGTGAAAGTCGTTCAGTATTACCCGGTCGCTCCAGTCGATGATGTCGTTATTCTGAACATTGGCGATTATGTCGTCGATGCTTATCAGCTTGATCGTGTTAGGGCTGTCCTTGTCCGCATAGGCGAATAACCCGTTCATAGACATCAGGGCGAGGATAAAATCGCCCTGGGAAATGTCGGGGAGATTGGGGGCGACGGGAAATTTATCGGGGAATATTACCGGATTATCACCGTCGCTGTCTTGCCAAACGTTAACGATTCCAGATATAACTATGCTTTCGCTGGTGGTGTAATAATATGGGGTAACCTCGATTTGTAAGAATTCACTAATATCGTAGGTCGTGGAAACATCTTCAAAATAATAGTTGTAGCCGCTTTTTCGGCTACTAACCATTATTTGCTTTGTTTCATATTCAGATATGCCTCCAGTACTATTAAAGTTCCCGTATTTTATGGATATTGTTAAATTGGCGGAAGTTTGCCCCGGCATATAGATGGAAAAATTCCTAAATGATATATGCAGTCTTCCTTTACCGTCATTATTTATTGTGCGAGCGAATATGCCAAGGCTCCCAGCCCAATTATTAGGGTCATTCTTTATTTGGCCAGGCATAATATAGCCTGAACCTCCGTCAATAACATACGTTTCCAACCCCTTATATATCCCATTTTTCGATACAAGCGGAATAATAGGTCCGAGGTTCTTGCTGTACGCCAGCCGCTCCTTGCCGTCGATAGTGATCCCGTTATACTTTTCGATAGCCGAAAGAATTGTTTTCACCTGCACGGACGGGTGCAAATACTTGGGGTTCGACAACCCCATTCCGAAATTCACGCCCCAAAACGCTACACCGGGGTATTCATTGGTCGTATTTCCTTCTAAAATGGTCGTGTTTTCGTTCCAATCGATGTGCTCCGCTTCGAGTTCTTCCAGTTGCGGCCCCAAATCCCGCAGGCCGTTATCAAACAGAGGCTGAAAGTTATCCACGTTGCCCCACGTAAGCGTTACATTGATCGTATCCGCAATATCCGTTACCACGGCGAACCCCTGCGTGAACAGTGACACCCCGTCCTGGTACAATGCCGCCGGGAGGCGCACATACGGAGCGTCGGCATCCATATCCGGACGGGCTGCCTGACCGATAGCCTGCATATTCGTAGGCGTAGGCGGCAGCGCAACATTGTAGGACCGGTTCGACTGGATGCTGTCGAGGCTCGAAAATATTGGGCTTTGATAGAGCAGGGTTACGACTTCGTCACTCGACAGGTCGCACAGAATATCATTGATATAAAGTTCGTAGGTCGTCATAGATATTCGTATCTTACTATTTCAATAACAAGGTCTTGCATCGGCGTTCCTGCGTCTTCGGATTCCGAGTCTTCAACTACAAAACGCACCCAATTGCTCGCCTTTGGGTCGTACATAAACAAATCCTGACACCCGAGGATCGTGCGGCATAAGTTGAAAATATCCCTTTCGACAATGCGGCTGTGCAGGGTATAGCGCTTGGCCAGTTTCTTGGTTTGCACGTCGCGAAGTGTCAGCGTATCGTCGAGTTGCTGGTAGGTAGAACCCACGGACATTTCGTCGGTTTGGGACTCCAGCGTCCATCGGTATAAATATGGAACTCCGGCGGCGTCCGTCCATTTCAGAAATATTCCTTTGGCGCAATAATCGTAGTAGGTTTTTATTTCAGCATTGTAATCTGTCGGAGTGGTTCCAACGGCAAGCGGTTTGCCGAGGTCTTCGGGCGGAATTTTAGTCGGGTCGAATGGAATGACGGGAGAAAATTTCGAATAGCCGATGTACTCCTCTGTTGTTGTAGAGGATGGCGTAAGCACGAAAAGCTCACTTGTTAATTTCGGGAAAAATAGTGATTGCTCGAATCCTGCGTTCGGATATACCACAATGCAGGAAGCAGCCGGATAGAATTGCGGGAGATTTTCTCCATCACCCCAACCGGGAAAAATCTCTCGGTAGGAGAACCCTGGGACTGCATAAAGAGCTGCGCCAACATAGGAGACTTCGGAGGCAGTAATTACATAGTTTATTGAATTGGCGTCAGTTCCCCGGATCAGACTTTCGCATACCTGCCCAATAGGAAAGACTACGACACCCACGGCATTAGTTTTGCGTGTCAAAGTGATAGATCGCGTGAAGGTCCAATCAGAGCCTCCTATCAATTTAAGAGACACGTCTATATTTTCTTTTGGGGAGAGCAGTTCAAGCCGAATATAGGCAAAACTACCCCTGGTCTCGAAAATATCCTCCGGGTAAGTAACCTTGAATACATCATTTGTGTATGATTTCATAGTTCTATCGTAGCATCTAACAGTTGATAAATGGAGGTGTCCAGTTCCTCCGTGATTTTTTCGTTGATCCTCTCGACAACTTCGGGCAGCAGGTCTTTCATTATCTCCGTTCCGCCGCCCTCCTGATGAAGCACACTTCCGTGGTCCCATACGCTCGAAGCGACCCCATACGCATTGATCGACCTCGGCTCAAGGTTCCAGCGCGCCTCTTTGGCTCGTGCCCATTTCTCAATGGCATTCTTAAACGCTTCGAAACTGCCGAATTCCTCCTGTACGTCCTGCGGGGAACTTCCCTCGTCGATATTCTTGATGCCTTTGCGTCCGACAAATGAAACCGTAAGGCCGCCATTCGTAGTTTCATGGATGGTTTTGAGGCTTTCACCTGTTGCCCCGGTCGTTTCCTCTGGAACCCCCAACGAGTTGACATCGGCGCCGCTGTTCGTCCGCTTGGTCATTATGTTGAACGTGATCTGCTCGGCCAGCGGGCCGAACTCGTCCTCGCAGATGGTGATGATCCGCTCGGGGCTGAAAACCTCCTCTATTTGTCGGATGGTGGGCATATCAGCAGATGTTATAGGTCATAGTTGCGCGTAAGGTTACACCCGCGACCAACACATCAAATCTATTGTCGTACAATGGTGTTGCGTCAGATATAAGTTTGACCTCTATTCCCATTGATCGTAGTCGGTCGATGAATGCGAATGCTCGTTCTTCCATCTTTTCGACAACCGGCAGCACCTCAGTTTCCGTATTCGGTTCTGCTTTCCCGAGGGCATCGCAGAAATAGAGCGTTGTCGTCCGGCGCCGCGTGTCTGACATCCGTGTCTCGGAAATCGCCTCGTTGAACTGGCGAAGCAATACGGGGTATTTCTTGACATCATCCATCAGATAATTAGCTTCGGAAATTCGGGCGTACATATAGGTCAGTCCCTCCGCCTCGGCGCATTCCCGGAATATCTTATTCAGACTCTTCATCGTCCCCGCTTTTTAGGTTTGTTGGCTTCGTAGATGGCCCGCTGTTCCAGATTGTCGCACTTGCAGGCCTCGAATGCTTCGTACACTGTCGCCCAAGGCGTATTCCACGCCTTATTCATATCTACGGCGCCGTTCATAATCTGGCAGTATTTGCGACATACAGCGACAAGTCCGCGATCGGGCCGCTTGACACGCGCTTTCATCTCGGCAGCAGTAAAGGGCATTTCCAGTTTCTTCCACGACTTGCCGATACCTTCCAATCCTTGCTGTATGGCAATAAAATAGCGCTGGGCCCGGATAAACCGGAGGCGGCCGATCTGTTCTTCATCCACGCTGAACCCCGCGTTCCAATCCGGATTGCCGTCAACGCCTATGCGGTTGAACTTCACGAGTCCGAGCATCACGCCGAGCACGATGCAGAAGTATTCGTATGACGGCTTCCTGGCTTCTATGGCGTTCAGTTCACCCATCGTGATCCCGGCAATGTCCCGAACAGGCAGGCGCTTATCGAGCCACATCCGGCGTTTCATGGGCACAAATTCGGGCTCCGGAAGCTCTTGGATAGCTTTTGTGATGCGTACGGTCCCCATACTGAACAATGCCTGATTGCGCATTACAACATCGCTAACCGTATTTTTGGGGGTTATCTTCATAGGTTATAAATATTGATCGGTTCGAATATTTCAGCGTCAAAGTCCGGGCACAATTCCACATCGCCAATACTGTGAATGATCTGCCAACATTCGTCTGCCATATCGTTCCACACGCGAACCAGACGATGTGTCGGGGATGTCCGGGTGCTACTTTCGGTATTCTTCAACTTTTCCCCGGCAACAGTGTTGAATGTCATATGGTCGCGCGAATAGTAGAAATAGACATATTTGGCAATTACGGATGTTCCCTTGTCCGGTTGAGTCAACAGCGCCACAATAGCCGGGTAATCCTTGATATTGTCGGCAACATCCTTTCCCAAAAGCATCCGCAGGAATCGCGGTTCGTACTTGGCGATATACGCCTGAATGTCGCTAATGATTTTAGGGGCGTTTCCGGCGGGCTTGCCGTCGCTCTTGGTCTCTATCCCTGCAACATATGTTTCGGGATATGTAAAGTATCGTTCGTCTATCAACATAGTAGTAATAACAGAGGGGCGCTAATGACGCCCCTCTGTCCTGCGTCTATTTGTCGAACTTGGGAAGACCTCCGGGGCACGTTGCTTTACCCGCATCTACGAGCTTACGTGCATGTCTGGGATGCACCTCATAGGTGGCCCCTTTAGGCATGAATCTGCTTGCTCCTGTGCCTACTATCTTTACTCTTTCGTTCAGCTTGATCTTTTCTCCTTTTTCCATGATATATAATGTTTTGAAAGTTTATGATTAGGCAGCCGCAGATGCAGGCTTTTCGATGGCGGCCAGCACGGTTGCGAAGTCTGCATACACCATCGATCCGGCATCTATGGAGTTTTGATAGGAGTGCAGGCGCATTTCGGCGATAACCGTCACGAGGTTCTTGCGGAAGTCGTCGTTTTCGAATCCGTATTCGAGACGCAGATTCTCGTACGGACGGAGCATCCAGCGCGACGTATCCATCAGCAAGAACTTCCCTTTTGTGATGTTGGCGGTTTCAACGATGGTGATGCCTGAAATCAGGGATTTCATCTCGGTTGTGAGATAGTGCCCTGTGGTGTCTTTCGTCAGATCGATCATAGCGTTATCCACGGGGTTGATGAATAGCGTATTCGGTCGGAAATTCAGTGTCCGAAGTTGCAGGGCTGCGGCTCGAATGGCATCGGCGTAGTTAGGCATCTCGACCTTATCGTCGAGGTCCGTAATAGTATATCCTGCGGCACCGACGGTTACGCCCTTGATCTCGGCGCCAGAGCCTGTTCCAGTAAGAACCTTTTCGTTAACGACAGACATCAGGTCTTGACGAAGAAGGCGGTCGATTTCGCTACGCATGAAGGGCGCATCGGCCAGCATTTCGGTAGAAACTTTGCACGCAACGGCGATTTTCTTGGCCGTCGACGTCTCGGTCTCATATTCCCAATCTTTCAACGGTTTGAGAGCTCCCTCGGCGATGAATGCTGCGCCGCCTTCACCGTCTACGCGGTTAACCCATACGATATTGGGCGAAGATGTAGAGCCTTTCACGAGGCGTGAGTAGATCGCGTCGGGTTCGGTGGGCGCCGCATGGATGGTACGATCAATTTCGATATCCCAGATGTCGATAGCCGGTTTGGCGTTGGTTGTCGTCATCAGCGAGGCGTCTTTAAGTTTGAGTTCGGCGCCTGCCGACTGCCCTTTTTTCACAGCGTCGATATGGTCTTTATTCTCAATGAATGCCTTTATTTGGGCATCCAACGATTCGCCGGACTTACCTCCTGCGTTTTTGATAATGGAAATGGCTTCTCCTTGCGCTTTCATGGCATCCCGAAGCTCTTGGACGCTTTTGGCGTCGGGAAGTGTGTCGATCTTTTCGTTGAGAGCTTTATATTTTGCTTCGAAGACATCCGCGGAAACCATCCCGCCCTTGACATCGTTAGCGAACTGCTCCAACTCTTTTTTCAGTTCTTCGTTCATAATTTAGTTTTTTTAATGGTTTGTAAATGAGTGACGTAGAATTTCAATGATTCCTTCAACGGAAGTACTATCATTCGGAACCTGTTTGCGAGCCTCCGCAAGACCTTCCTCGATTTTCTTTATTAGATGTTCGATTTTGCGACCGCCGCCGTCCGAGAAGTCGCATTTACGAAGAAGATTGTTAAGCTGTTCCTGATAAGCAATGACATCGTCAATAGTATGTAACCCTTTGACATCAAGAGCTGGGGTAAACGGGTTACAGCCAGCGAATACGGTGCTATACTCGTATTTTAATTGTAACTCCGCAATGTCATCTCCGGCAATAGTTTCGTTATGATTTTTTCGGAGGACTCGATAGCAATATGAGTGCTCCACCTGACGCCCCTCGTCGGCGCAATGCTTGTAATATTCGAATGCGTCATGCCCCGCGGTCTTTCCGAGGATAAGTTTACTTTCAACGAGGGCGTACTCGTCCGACTCCCATGCTTTGCGGGGCGTTCCTACCACGTGATCAAGGTCCTGCTTATGGTCAATGCAGTGTTTGATTCGGGACATATCTTCGAATGACTTCTCAAAAGCGCCTTTACGCACGATGTCTTCGGCTCGGTCTTCTTGGTCAAACTTGGATATAGCAATGGTTACAACGCCCTGGTCGCGTTTGATGTCATCTATATTTCCTTTGAATGATTTTATCTTATCTTCCATTAGATCATGTATTTTTGAAGTTCATTTTGAGCATCCGGTAAAGACATTAATCCGGTCTGTACAGCTTGATTGAGAGCCGACACAAGAGAAACCATGCCTGCTGCCTGCTGTCGTTTGGCATCTTGGAATAACTCCAAGTGGTCGAAGAAAGGTTTGATGGCAAAACCTTCATTTCCGTATATACTGTTTAGTACGGACATAATATTTCGCGCGGAAGGAATAATGTCATTCGTATAAAATTCGAGTTTTGCCTCTCCAAAATTTGAATAAGTGCTACCTTCTACATCTAATAGGATGCTGGGTACTTGATAGGTATAGGCAATATCCTTTTTGCAGTTGCGCTGGATGTCCGTTAATCCGAGGTCGGCGATAGTGGATGATATGGGAATATACGAGGCCTTGAAAGCTGTTATAGCATATTTTAGTCGTCCTTTGAGTACGCCGTATTTATTCAATCCTTCTTCAAGTTCTTGTTTATCCTTTTTTGTAAACGGCGAGGACAATGTAGTCGTTGGATCATCGGACATCAGCGAAATGATACCCAGCATTCCTCTGTTTACCAACAACTCATTTACGGCGTCGTATGAAGATATGAAGGTGTTAATAGGGTATTGAAGTGATTCCATACGGGATGTGGAGCCTCCCATATGATTGAGCGAATAGGTCACGTCGTTGACAGCAAACATGTTGTCTTTATCAATAGTGATCTGGTAACCACTTCCGAGCGTTATGGTGTAGTCTTTGATGTCGGCATAAGGTGCGAATGTCGCCTCAATAATGGCTTGTTCGTTTTCTGTTACCATTAGATTGGGGACGACGTATAACTCAAAATCGGACTCGAATCCTATAGGCGCTATCTTGACAATGTAGGCTTTGCCGAATATTTGCGAGAAGAATTCGATCATACAGACGAATTCAGAAAGGGTTTGGTACTTGTTAGGCCTCTGCATCTTATTAAGCGCTTCGGGTCTTTGAATGTCATTCCCTTCATCGTCCTGTGCCCAATAGCGAGCGTCGGCAATTGCCGAAACCTTTTTAGTTATAATGGATGCAAGAATGGAACACGAGGCGAAAGCCGCCGCTTGTCCGTCAGGGGTCGAAGTATCAATGCCGCCGGAGCGAGTGCCGAACAATCTCAATACATCCCGGACATTAAGATTCAATGACTGGAACGAATTTTTATCGTTGCCACACTTGGCTATTCTCACGTTATATCCAAAGAACTTCATGCTGCGATATAATTTCGGAACACTGTAGTTGTTACGTATCGTGCGGCGTCCCAAAGGTGATTATTCTTGTCTACGGGTTTATTGATCGTAATGCCGTTTACTGCATCCCATACATAGGTATTGGCTTCATTACGCATATTTTTGGTTTTGACGCAATGGATGCGGAAATTCTTCATGTAGGAAATACCCGTAGTAATACTGTCTTGGAGTTTTTTGGCCTTGATGACATTAAGGCCTCGCATCTGGAGAGATCGAACCATGCCTTCGGGGTTTTTGGCATATTTGTCTGCGCTATCAGCAATAGCATATCCTTCAGAACCAAGAATTGGAGCTACTATTTGATAAAGCAAGTCAGGGTCGTCCACCGGAGAATAGAACAGCTCATGCAGGAACAAGTCTCTGCCTCGAACTCCTACATGAATAATGGCCGTCGGATCATTCGTAAATCCAAAGTCAATACCGTAAGCGGTATATTCCAAATCGTCCGGGAACTCGTCTATCCAAGTTATATTGGGATAAACCAAGCCTTCTTGTGCCGCGCGTTCGCCAAGTCCGTAAACCTTCCATCGGAAGTCGTCTGCGGTTCCAGCTGCAATATTTTCGGGTGTCGGTTCATAGCTTTCAATAGTTTGCCTGACGCTGGGAGGACAGAAGGGGTTATCCTTGTAAGTGGTCTTGGTGAAGATCGTGTCGGGCTGACCTTCCATCTCGAAAACCCAATGCTCCGTGTATTTGGGATTCCAGTCGCCGATGATCATTGTAGTGCAGCGCATCGTGATATTGTTGAACTGCGCTTTAGAAATGTCGTCCAGCATCTCGTTGAAGTAGATGATGTCGCAGTCGTGGCCCTCTTTCACGTCCATCTTGTCAAGGCCACGGAAACGAATAATGCTGTCTCCGATATGATACTCGGGAAGTATCTTTTCGCTGTGCATACTGTCGGGGTCATAAATACCCCGTGCCATAAGCTTCTTTTTGAAATCGTCGAGGGCCTTCTCCTTGCAATCTTGCAACGTGGCGCGGTAAACATATATTTTATAGGCTCGGTCTCCGATAGCGCAAATGTCATAAAGGAAATCGAATGTATCGAATGTCTTACCCGAACGAGAGCTGCCTTCGTTGAAAACACGCAGAACGACACCGGTGTTGCGGTACTTATGAAAGAAGTACCACATAATCTTATACACCTTGCCTCTATATGTCCGAGCATCAATTTCCATCCTTATTCGTTGAATTGATGGTTTGCTTACCGATAGACTGGATGATGGATGCCGCTGCCTCATCTACCGTAAAGGTGACAGCAGGGACCTGTGCGATCTCCTTGCCGTTGGTGGTCACATCCTGACGGTCGGCAAGTCCTTGAAGGCGGGCAACTATATTCGGATTATAGGCACCAATAAGAGCGCCTTCGATCTGGGAATTAGCGAAAGCTGTTCGCGCGCGCGTTGTGACGCTCAAAAACTCCTCTTGTCTCTCGTATTCTCGGAATGTATTTTCGACAATATCTGCAAATACACAGAAGCCAACCAGCGTAAGCGGCCTTTCGGTTGGAACGGGGATAATTTCCCCTGCCGACACTTTGTTAATGGACAAAGGATGCTCCTTGGCCCATTCGACGTATTCCTCAAACTTGGCTTCAAGGGCTTCGGGGGTATATGCACGAGGGCGGCCCACTTTGCGGGTGGGCTTGCTGTCGGTTGTCGTCTTGGTTCCTTCCGTTCTCTTTGCCATAGAAAAAGGGTCTGCGGCCGGATGAATAGCCACAGACCCCGTTTCCAGGAAACCTACTACCAACAACGTGTCGTTTCGTCGTTAAGGCTTACGGATATTTCCGCTTGTCTTGTCCGTGGCCTGCTTCATCACAGGCTTACGATGCAAAGGAGCGAACTCTCGGCACATTGTGCAAGAGTTTTTGCAAAAATTTTCAGATTTTTTTGTGCCCCGGGCTTTGATAAGGTAAATTGTTCGAAAGGTTTGTGTTTTCCCGGGAGATGGGAGTTACTTTCGAGTTGTATATTGTTCAATAGGTACAAAAAATCCCCGACCTTTTGGCCGGGGATCGATGGGTGTTGGGTGTTATCGCTATTTTTTCATGTAATCAATCAAATCTTGCGCAGTACATCCCATTGTTCGTAAATTGTTTTTGATGATACTTATTGGGATTGGATTTATGTGTGTCTGAAATATAACGGGACGGAGCATTCCTTTCTTGCACCATTTTTCATGCCCACCTTTAGTACCAGCATATTCCCACTTTTGGAATTTCAGGAACCGGCGAAAATCCGCGATGTCAATATTGGATAGAGTACCCATTATGCGCAAGGAAGCGTTATGTCCTCTCGAATAGTCCTATATGCTTTATTATCGACAATATCGGCCAATTCACTGCTTCGGGCGATAAGGTCGCTTGTCTTGGGTGGTTGCCTTTTCTCCCAACCATAGGATTCGAGCAGGGCACTCAATGTTCCTTCTGATATGGCGTATTTTAAAGTCTCTTCGAGCATAACCTCAAAAGATCGCCTTGCCTCTGCCTCGTCGTTCCCATATCCGAGGATGTCAAGAGCTGCACAATAGGCATAATGGATGCCGTCCTCCTCGTAGAGAATGACGGATAAACTAACGCTTATGCCCGTGCCTTTCTTCATTGGATAACGTCTGTTAAACTGTTGTGCTTTCATTGTTGGATCGGTAGGTTTCTATGCAAATATAACAATTTCCATACAAATAACGCGCAAAGGTAGTGAATTATTCTACACTTTGGGTAAAAACGCCCCGGCAAAAGTCGGGGCGGGGTTGGGAGGGTGGGTTAGAACTTCTTTGTCAGACTAATTCCTGCCCCGTAGTCCGAAATTGTCAAATTGTGTGCAAGTTTTACCCCTTCGGCGTATTCCTTATGCAACCCGGTTAGTACGACGATTACACCGGCGGCCGATACGCCTGTGCAGATAAAGCCTACGGCACGTCTGGTTTTGGAAAGAGATTTTATTTTATCAACATCCGTTTCATTCATTAATTTACTCTCAATAATCGAATTTGTAAGCATATAAGCCGTGGCGGATACTCCGATTAAAGATGCGCCAATCGTAACGTGTCGCGGGTCCATTTTATAGGTGAATTGGCCGATCCCATCTTTTCCTTGCCCTCTGGGAAGCCGTGGTTTAATTCCCTTGGGTTTCGGAGCTTCTGTCAGTGATTCTTCGTATAGTTGAGATTTGAGCCACAATTTGTCGAGAGCCTTTACGGTTGCCGTCCCGTATTTTCGTGCGAAGTCCTTCTCCAACAGGTATTGGTGGCCTCGGTAATCATAATAAACCCGGCGGCCCTTGTACGAGGAGATAATGCCCGGTGCGCCGTCCTGCTTGGCCCATTTCGTGGCGTGGTCGATATTATACACTTTGTACCCATTTACATTTACGGAATCCTGATCTTGCGCAAAAGCACTTCCGGATATTAGGGTGATGATGAATGTAAGTAAAAGTTTCTTCATGGTTTATCCAATCTTATTTGATTTTTCAATATTGCATTTTTGGCAAAGTAATTGTAAATTCTCCAAAGTTGTCGCCCCTCCTTTTGAAAATGGGATAATATGATCCAGTTGGAGATTTTGTGCAGAGCCGCAGTATACGCACCGACCGCCGTCACGCTTATATACTGCATCAACTATTTCGCGGGGGATAGGTGGTCGTTTGGGTTGTTCTCCAAATAGTTCTCCGCTGTCAATTAATTCTTGTCTTACAATTTTTTCGAGTTGGCGTTTGCGGTATTTTTCTTTGATATGTTGTGCTATTTCGGATTTTTCCTGCTGCTCTCGTTCTTCCCGCTCTTTTTTTATGATCTCTTCTTTATGCTCGTTATAATATCTTTTCCTTTCCAAACACTCTTGCCTATATCCCATATTGCGGTTGATGGAGCCTTGCAGTATAAAATACGAGTCTCGATCTCCGCCAGTATAAGCCATACTCCATGACTTTAATTCGATCGCAATTTTTTTCGCAAGATCAGCATTAATGTTGTATGTCGCCGCTATATCCTCTATTGTGAAATCTATTGCCTTATTAACTTTGCCGAGATCTTTCCCTATGGTTTGAAAAACGTCTTCAAACTGTAGTCCAGAAAGGTCTTTTGGCGTTACACACTCTTGGAGTTTGGCATAGGATGTTTTTTCAAAATTAGAACTTTCGTTTCTTCTTTTTAACCGTTGCATTCTGCGTATACGATCATTAAGTTCAATGTCCCTATGCGTCCGTTCAATGGCTTGTTCCATTTGCTCGCCAAATTTAATACAGGCGTTCTTCAAATTATTAGAATGTTCTAGTTCTTGTGCTTTCCCTGCGTCTTGATTACTCCTCTTGCCAACATTGTATATAATAATAAACAAGATGTAAATCCCGAACAAAACAAACGCTATTCCCGCACTCATTTGTAATAATATTTTACCCCTCCCCGAATACTCGGAGAGGGGCGTTATTTCTTTGTTCTATGGGGAAAGCCCGTATTCGTTATTTTTACCTCAAAAATCCCCCCCCCCTCGGCTTTCTGCGCTACAATTATTTGTAGCACAATGTATTAATATATCTGAAAAGAACATTTTTTGGCCCAGTGCAAAATTGCCCATTTTGAAAGGAGGGTGTTCGCCTCCTTTCGGGTGCAATCTGCACGATGAGCGCGTCACGGTTTATTCGTCAGTTCATCTTGCTTTTCTTTGACTGCACCCAACCGTCGAGAGAGGACTTCATCATCTCCCTGTTGAGTTAACTTCCGGATCAGGGCGTCTTTTTCTTTCAGTTGCTCCTTCATCGTGGCAAGCTGCTCTTTCAGGGTGTTGATGTAGTCCATTGTAAGTGGGTCCATCGTAGCCTGTGTGTTTGTTGGGTTAATAATAGTATTATCTGTTTGGGTTGCCCCGGTATTATCTTTTAGCATGGACCCTTCGCCGGTCAGTAGCCACCCGATATTTAAATCGGGAAATGATTTTGCTATTTTAGATTGGGCATCTATGCGTAGCGATTGGGTAGTGGGCTTAAATGTTGCATTCGGCAACCCTGATTCTCGCTCAATAGCTGCTTTGGTTGTTTTCTTGTGTTTTGCATAGATATTTATGCGCTCTACGATTGTACTCATAATATACTGAATGTTAAGTATTTTATAGTTTCTGCAAATTGCATAAATATTTATTATTATATTTTATGTCTATTTTACGCGGTATATTAGATTTTTAATCTATATTTGCAATACCAAACAACGGGTAACGCACAAATATAGCAAAATAAAATGAAAACCACCTACAACCGCTCGAAAATCATGAAGAACGCATGGTATCTGAAAAAGGTGCAGCCGTCGATGACTTTCTCGGCCTGCCTCAAGAAAGCATGGCGCAACGAGAAAATGCGCATGGTGAACTGCCTGATCGAGGGGCGCCCGATGGAGGAGCCGAAGGTTGCAGAGTGGCATCCGCTGGCAACTATCCCGGCTGACTACTACGGCAACAGCAGAATGTACTACGGTGACTAATCAAATACGATACGAATATGAACGAGATCACCCAATCGGCCGACCGCCTGACGGCCTTACTCGAAGAGCAGGCGGAATGTATCAAACGGATTCTTGAAATTTTAGACAAATAGCAGGATAAAAACGAAAAGGGGCCACATTCGGCCGATGAATACTGTTTCTATTCATGGCATAAAGGGTTAAAATGTTGGCGGCGCCAGTTTAACACCCCGGTCAGGGTGACCGCCAGCCCCGAGGGGCAAGATAAAAGTAGTTATTTATCCTGCTTTTTAAAATAAACACTTAACTAAATAGTCAAGCAATGAAACTGAACAGGCCCATAAAGAAAATCGGATATGCGGATACGCTGCGTGCTATGCAAGTAGGCGATGAACTTAAGGTAAAAATAAATGCACAAAATGCAACATCTTTTCGCCGGGCTCGGTTGTGGCTGAAGCGCAAAGGCGAGGGCGAATGGATGCAGGAAAGCAGTTCGAAGTTCGGATATGTAAAAATCGTACGGATCGCATAAGCCGGGGCCGGGAGTTCCGGGTTGAAGAACTGATAGAGAATTAAACCAACAACACAACAATATGGAAACAAATTACAAAGAGGTAAAAGACAGCCTTCTGTCTTTCGGGAAAAGCCATTCGGCCTGCCAACATGAATACAAACGCCTTTATGCGGCGGAAAGCGTAGAGAGTGTTATGGAGGTTGTCAAAGACAATTTTTCTTGGTGCTGTCAGTATAAAGACTTTGCGGATGTTTTGATGGCGCATCGGGATCAGTTTGCCGAACACAAAATTTGGATCAATACCTCCGTAGAAATCAATGAAGGCATCGGATACCTGCTGACGACAGAGGGCGAATTTAACGCCACGAGCCTGGAAACCTCGACGATCAACGCCCGGAGCTGGGGAACCTCGACGATCAACGCCCGGAGCTGGGGAACCTCGACGATCAACGCCGAGAGCAGGGAAACCTCGACGATCAACGCCGAGAGCTGGGGAACCTCGACGATCAACGCCACGAGCCGGGGACCCTCGACGATCAACGCCCGGAGCCGGGAAACCTCGACGATCAACGCCCGGAGCCGGGAAACCTCGACGATCAACGCCGAGAGCTGGGAAACCTCGACGATCAACGCCCGGAGCTGGGAAACCTCGACGATCAACGCCGAGAGCTGGGGAACCTCGACGATGATTCTACTCACATCCACTATTGAGTGCCAAGTAAATAATAGCAGTATTGCTCGATACATCGCCGAAAATAGGGTTGTATTCGCAGACGGTTCAATGAAGTTTGAGAGGCGAAAGTGATAAAATAGGAGTGTGTGGCGGAATGGTAGACGCTATTAAGCAGTAGCCCTCTGCTCTTACCTCAGACCCGTAGGAAATGACGGGTGTCGGCTCAGGCGAATCAGAGCAAACAAACGCATAACAGGAGGTACTGGTGCAATTCCAGTGTTAAAAGGAGCGAATGAGCAGCACAATGGGTATGCAGGTTCGAATCCTGCCACACTCCCAAAATAGCAGCCCGCAAGGGTTAGGGGTTTGATCGCTGGCAATAACCCCAACCGCAAGGCAGAAAGCGATCCGGCAGTCGGAGCCACACCATTCCGACCGACGCTTGCAACGTAATTGCACTATGTGCCGCCATTGAGAAGATGCGGCCGCGAGTAAGCAAATAGCCGAAAAGCGCGAAAGACTGGCATAGGCTCCGAAGCTGCGATGACATGAGCGGCGAGGACCACCGGGATAAATAACGCATTATTATGCCCGGTGTGGTTTGAATGCACCTATCCGGGCTCCAATGCGGGCCGAGTGCACACGTTCTTTCAATCTATTGCATCTCTGTAATTTAAGTTTAGTGGTTATCACATTCCGCGCAAAGCCCGCTTTTATGCCCTGATGGCGTCCGTATGGATAACCAGTATCATCTGGCGTATACCACTATTCATTCGGTGAGCCTTGCCTTCGATGGCGTCAGGGCACAAAGAACCTTAAAATATCAAGACTATGGAGAAAGATTTGAGAAAGCCACAGGCCTGCATCCTGGCCTACTTCATCAGAGGCGGTACGCTTACAGTCCAGAAAACGTTTCGGATGTTTCGCACAACAGAGCTGCGGAAGATCGTCACACGCCTCCGGCGCAAAGGCTATATCATCGTCGGCGACTGGTGTTACAGCCACGACGCCGACAGAGGGCGGGTTGTCCGCTACAAAGAGTATCGTATGATTGTTCACCCTGAAATTGCACAAGTATGAAAAACAAGACATTCAGACCCCGGAAATTTCTGGGCATCGACTTCACGTCGAGGAAACGGTATCGCGCCGAGATCACGAGGCTGGAGCGTATGAATGCTGACCTTCAGCGAAGCTTCGCCGCGGGAGAAAAGGACCGATGTGACCTTCTGAAGAAGTGCGCAGCGGAACGCAACCTGCGTCTGGCCGCCGAGAACGAGCTGGCGAAATTCCGACGTAAGAGAGGTGCAAAGGGCCGGTTCGTCAAAATTGGATAGAAAACAGGTCGCGGACGCCTCAAAGTTCGCACGTTTGCATTTGGAGATAGTAGTTTGCGTCGCCCGTCATCCGTGAGGCCCGCGGGCGATATTTTGGAGGGTTAGCCCAGCGGATAGAGCGGTGCAGGAATGCGAAACAGAAACAATCGGGGGTTGCGAGACCCCGCATTTCCGGGCGCAGGACGGGAGTTCGAATCTCTCACCCTCCGCAACCCCTTTGTTGATGATGCAAGTAGAGCGACGATAGCGCAAGGGATTATTGCCGATTGCGCGGCAATGGCAAAGCGGAACAGACGCTTGACTCTATCGGACAGATTATACGAAAGCATCTGACGGCCGGGAAAGACCGGCACTTTGAGCTATAGTGTAACGGCAACACACCGCCCTTTGGAGGCGGTACTCCCGGTTCGAATCCGGGTGGCTCAACAGGGTACAATCCCTACGTTGTTAGTTTGATCGAGAGACCATCCAATCAACGGAAGCGAAAGAGAAGGTGTGACCTTCGAATATCCGACGCCGCGTGAAGCATAGTAGCAAGGCCGAGGCGGACGCCCACGAAACGGGCAAAGAACGCAAACCGGCGGTGCGGAATCCGTGTCGCCACCGCGGGGGATCGTCAGAAGTCCCCCGCATCTTTTGAAATCAACAATCATCGATATATGCAGAACTATATCAAGGAACTCAAGGATAAGGGGCTCGTTCCCCTGCGCATAGACCGCAATACGGTGCTGTTCGTCCCTCCGGATAAAGCCAACGACAAGTACAGGGCCGAATACCTCAAAAACGCCGAGAGGTCTCGGAGGATGGCATTGAATTTGGGGTAAACGATAAGAGCTCAAAAAAAAGTGGAGTGTCCTACCACTCCACGGGCGGCATCTGTTTACGCTACGCTATCAACAGGTACCCATATACAAAAGGCCTTGGCCTTTTTGGGATATATTACTTTCCCATTTTTACGGATGTACTTGCAAAATACGAGCTTGCACAACTTGCCGTTTACGAATTTAGACGATTCCATTAAAAACACCTCCTTTCTTTGTGGCCTTTCGGCCTAAAATCTTGCGTCCTACCGCAAGAGAAAACCCGGTAGTAGGATACCGGGTCTTTTGAAACATTGGAGCAAAGTAATAAAGCGAAAGGGGTTTGTTACTATGTCCTCGTCTAAATTCGTTGCAAATATAAGTGTATTGAACTACACATGCAACAAGTATAAAAAATTAGATACTTTGGCTTTACTTGATATAGGTAAAATCTATTTTACAATTACTCTAAAATATTAATGTCATGAAATTATTCACACACAAAGGGCCTTGGGACAACAATGGCACTACTTATTATGCTACCGGCTGGATTGCAATCGTCGCAGTTACCTGCTCCATCATCGCCATTTGTATGGTGGGATGCCCTTCGTACAATGTATGGCAGCAAGAAATGAGCGGCAAAGCGGAATTTGCCAAAGCTGAACAAAACCGCCGGATCAAGATCGAGGAGGCGAAAGCCAATCTGGAAGCCGAAAAACTCAATGCACAAGCCGAGATTGAACGGGCGAAAGGTGCGGCCGAGGCTATCCGCATTGAGAACGGATCGATCACTCCGACCTACATTCAGTATTTATGGGTGCGCCAACAGAACAACGTCCCTAACAAGGTGGTCTATATTCCTACAGAAACTAATCTGCCTATCTTGGAGGCAAAGAAATAGCAAAGGTTGACGCAGTAGTACAGCGGTAGTACGCTACTGGTGGAGATTCCGGCGCGTCGGAGTGTCTGCCTGTGGAGGTCGGAGGTTCGAATCCTCCCTGCGTCGCAATAAAATTCGATTACAATTTTGCAGATTCGAAATGATTTCCTATATTTGCCGTTGCCAAACTTTCCATTCCGTATATACGGACGACATATTAGCCTATTAGGGCGAGTTTTCAGTCACTTCGTTTGCGGAGTGGGGAGTTTGGCGACTTTTTGAAGGCTCGCCCTTCTTTTTATATACTATAACCAAACTTTCAGACAAATGCCAAACTCCCCTGAAAGTAGGTCGGCAAACAATAGTAGCCGGTTCTACACCTGTACCATCAAGGCCCATCGGCCTCTATTCTCATCCGACAAAGTCGAATACACTACCGTCGTGCGAGCGACGACACCCGAGAACGCTATCGGGCGGTTCATCACGCTGTTCAAGACTTTGTATCCCTCCTACACCGCCGTCATGGGCGACATCAAGTGTTTTAAAACCTATTGAATTATGGCACATTTAGTCACTATCATGATAATTATTGTGCCGATAGTTATCACCTTTGGGTGGTTGCTCTCTGACCAGAGCCGCACAAAACGAGTCGCCAGATTGTTGGATGAAATCTTTGAAGAACCATGAACACGCAATACCACACTACGACAACCTCCCCGGCCCTTCCGGTTCCGGAGGAGCTGGTGGACATTCCCAGCGAGCACATCACGGGACTGAAAAAGCGCCAAACGCTGAATGAATTTACGCTGTCGGAGAAGTCGATGGGACTTCTGTTCAAGCTCTTCGCCGTGTATTTCGAGCACAAAAGACCCGGCGATGACAAGGATTCAGACCGGGGCCGATACTATACCTACGGCGATGTGGACGGATTTACATTCGAGGTCGATTGGGGTGTCTTTCACATCACAGTAGAACGATACTACCGATGGAATGACCTGCTGAACGCTCCCGACGAGGGATTCAACGTCACAGAGGTTTGGGACACGATCTATGACTGCTCCCGGCCGTGCCAAGCCAAGAGAATGAACGATTACGCAAAGAGAAACAACTTATAACCAACAACAACTATGGAAAACAACAACATTCAGCAGGAAAATGCTCCCGCTACTATTCCGGCCCCAGCATCGGGCGACTCGATGCTCGTGTTTGCTTCGCAGGCCAACTTCGAGAATGCACAGCGTATGGCTATATCGCTGGCTTCGTCTACCATCGTGCCGGTGCAGTACCAGAAATCCAAAACTCCGGAGGCTGTCGCCAACTGTATCATCGCACTGGAAATGGCCAACCGCATCGGGATGTCCCCGCTGCTGGTGATGCAGAACCTCTATGTGGTTTACGGCAATGTCGGCTGGTCCTCGAAGTTTCTGATCGCCGCGCTGAACACCTGCGGCCGTTTCTCGCCGCTTCGTTACGAGCACGAGAACGAAGGCGACCTTGACAAGTGGCGTTGCCGGGCGTGGGCTATCGACAAGACTACAGGCAGCCCGCTGCACGGCGCATGGGTTTCGATGCAGATGGCCAAAGACGAAGGTTGGTACGGCAAAGCCGGCAGCAAGTGGAAGACGATGCCCGAACTGATGCTCCAGTACCGCTCTGCGGCATTCTTCCAGCGAACCTACGCGCCTGAAATATCTATGGGTATGCAGACCGTCGAGGAAATCCGCGATGTGGTTGACGCAACTTATGAGGATATCACGCCGGGCAAACAGACGGCATCGTTCGATATTTCGTCGATCAAGACCGAGGCGGATGTGAATGCCGCGCTGCTCCGCGGGCTCATCAACAAGGAGGAGGCCGACAACCTGCGCGAGATGGTTACAAAATCAAAAGCTGTCGAAGATATTGCCGCAGCAGCAGAGAGGGTGATGGTAGATGAAGGGAAACTTTTTCCCGAAAAATAATCAAACAACGATATGAATGGCTCAAATACATATCAGAACACCCCCGAATGGTTCAACGACCGCTTGTTCCATTTCACTTCGTCGGAGCTTCATAAGTTGATGACCAAACCGAGGTCGGGCGATGTTTCCAAGACCGCTGAAAGTTACATCTTCGACAAGCTGGCCGAGGAACTCACTAACGGCACTTGTCTCGACTACAATGAACTGAACACACGCGAGGTTCGCTGGGGGCATCAGTACGAACCCGAAGCCCGGGCGGTCTACGAGGATCGCACGGGCAATACGGTTGATCTTTGCGGTTTTATCGAGTGGTCGCACACGTTCGGAGGTAGTCCCGACGGAATGGTAGGGGAGGACGGCATCATCGAGATCAAATGCCCCTACAACTCCGCTGTTCATGCAAAATACCTGCTGCTGGAGACAGCCTCTGAACTCCACGGCATCAAGCCCGAGTATTATGCCCAGATTCAAGGCAACATGCTCGTTACGGGCCGCAAATGGTGCGATTTTATTTCCTACGATCCCCGGTGTCAAAACCGATACTTTATGCTCAAGATTCTGCGCGTGGAGCGTGACGAGGAGTTCCTCAAGAAAATCCGCGAGGCCCTCGACAACGCCGACCGGATCAAGGAGCAGATAACCGCCAAGATGGTACGGCTATGTATGAGTTGAAAGCGTATGAGATCGCGCAGGTCGTGCGCATCCTACGCGATTTGGAGCAATGCCGGGGCCAGACTGTAAAGCAGCAGAATGCGCTGCGAAAAGCCAAATTATTGTACAAGAAAATAACGAAGCGACATGACAAGAATCGAAGAGATCAGAAGGGAGGCCAGGGACATACAAGACCTGCTTGAATGTCTCAATGATGCCGACATCAACGCGATGATCGGACGCCTCGATCAGTTGGGGGTCTATTATGCTCGCAGCGGAGAGTTGTTAAGCGAGGTCATTGGAATGCGGGATGCGGCTGTTGCAAAGATGTTCCATGATGAAAAAGAGGTTATTGCGAGCCTTTCAGCGTCATTAGCCAATAAGTTGGTGGATAGCTCGGCATCAGAACTGAATGCGCTGGCCAAGTGGTTGGATCGGATCAACGCCGCTTGTAAGCATCAATGCGACAATCTGCGGACGATGATAAGTTATGAGAAGGAAAGATTGAAATTGTAAATATCGAAAATATGTTTGCCCAACATTATCACATAATAGATTCGGATGAAGATTCGGATTTGAAAGAGGTGGAGGTATATTGGAATACCGATTCAAACATCGTAATAAAGGAGCCCGAAGATCGAGATGGTTTCCTTAACTCTTTTCTTGTTTTAACTCCCGAAATGGCAGAAGACCTGATTCATGTATTGAGTGAAATGGTAGCGGAATGTAATGATTAGACAAAAATCTATGACATGGCGAGCAACAAGACCGGACTGAACTATTACAGCGTCGATACGGATCGGTATATGGATATTCGCATCCGGCGGCTTATAAAGGATCACGGTTGCAGGGGGCTTGCTGTTTACGACTATTTGCTTTGCGAGGTGTACCGGGTACAAGGCTGTTTTGTTGCGTGGGACGAAGTGACTGCCTTCAACGTGGCCGAATATCTTGGGCTGAAGGAATCGAATGTTTTTGAGATTGTGAGATACTGCGGTGATGTGGGGCTTTTTAACAAAGAACTGCTCTCTCGTGGGGTCATCACGTCGGCATCCATCCAACGGAGATACCTCGAAATGTGCAACCGGTCAAAACGCAAGATTGCCAAAATTCCGGAAGAATGTCGCATTATTCCGGAAGAATGTCGCATTATTCCGGAAGAATGGACACAAAGAAAGAAAGAAAAGGATATTATATCCTCTAACGAGTCTATAATATCTTCTTCTTCCTCCCCTAATGCGCGCACGCGCGAGAAAGGGGACAATCCGGAGGAAACGGAAACGGGTGGAATCACTACGTGTGCTCAAGAAGCCCAATCCCGTAAATCACCGGACGTAGCCCCCGAAAAAGGTTGCGCGGAAAAAGCACCCCCGCCGCCGTTTCCCGATGGCACATACGAGTATATTCCCGTAGCGGCTGTCGCAGACTATCTCACAGGCGAAGATGGGTGGATTGAGTCGTTGTGCATGAACAAGCATCTCGACCGGGCGTATGTCGAGCAGAAAATACGCGAGTACGCCGCCGATTTGCAGAACAGCGGTGAGGTGGCCAAGAATAAGCTGGACTGCAAGCGTCATTTCAATAACTGGCTGCGCAAGAGCCAGCAGTACGAACAAGACAAACGAATTGCGAATTATGAACCGAGAACCGCAGCAAATAGACCCTATGGAGGCTATATGTCGGTCGACGAGTTCGACCGGGCAACTCGCGAACGTGTCGCCCGGCGCCTCGCAACTGGCCGTGTGCAGGAGGTGGGGGGCAACGACGGAAGCCCTGCTGACCCGTTTTAACCCTTCCGTGCAGCGTTATTGCGCCGCTAATATTGACAGATGTTTCACTGGTGATACTCCGACGCTATTTGACGTTCGAAAAGCCTATGCCCCGGTGGCCGTGGAATCGTGGCTGGACATCCAACTATCGGACCTCGTGCGCTTTTGCGGGGTCAAGGGCAAGGAAGAGTTCACACGGATTGTCGATCCGGTTATTGAGGTTGTCACGGATAATTTCGGTTATTTGAAACTTTCGGAGTTGATGCTTTTCTTCCAGCAGTTCAAAGCCGGAATGTACGGTCGTTTCTACGGCTCGGTGGACCCGATGGTTATTACCGAAGCTTTGCAGCAGTTTCTTGACTTTCGGGCCGATAAACTGGCTGCTATCGAACGTAAACGCCGCAGGGCAGAACAACAGCAGCGGGAAGCGGAACGGACCGAGCGGGAATGCCGGGGTGAATTGCTTACCGCCGAGGAGTGGAAAGAGATAGGATGGCTTTTTAATCTGTAAACCGGTATGGTGTACGTTGGCATCGACACAGGAGTACATACAGGCTTCGCCGTATGGCATTCCGACACAAAATACCTTGCAGAAGTGAGTACTATGACGATCACTCAGGCAATGGAGCGCGTGAAGATGATCTCGGATATTCGTGGTAAAGACAATATCCGGTTGTTCATCGAGGACGCCCGCCAGCGCAAATGGTTCGGCAATACGGGACGAGAACGCCTCAAGGGGGCCGGCAGCGTTTGTCGTGAAGCGTCCATCTGGGAGGATTGGTGTAAGGAGCAGGGGATTCAGTACCGGATGGTGGCCCCGAAGAACAATCGCACGAAACTCTCCGCGGCGCAATTCAAGACTCTTACGAAGTGGCAGGGCAGGACCTCGGAACACGCGCGGGATGCCGCAATGATGATTTACGGACGATGAATAATTTTGAAATGACCAAATCCACATTTTACGCTTGACTCCACGATTCCGACTGGATCACTATTCCGCAGCGCGACAGCGCCCGATCGATCCGAAGAAGTGCTTGAATGAATTAACACTGCCGAAGCTATGACCCATGCATCCCTTTTCAGCGGTATAGGCGGCTTCGATCTGGCTGCCGAATGGCATAAGAGAAACCGATAAATTTTGTAAAAATGAAAAACTGGAGTATATTTGTAGCGACTTGCATACTTGAAGGCAGAATATTCTGCCTGTTCGCAGCGGGCATTTTTTATGCCCTGTCGCTGCATATACACGGCGCTACCCCCGTGTCGGTGCTTAATGGCCCGACTGCCTTCAAGGTGCAAGTCAACGGGTCAGTGGCGCCGTTTTTTCATGCCACTAAACAAACACTATTATCTGTTATGACTTGCACAGAGAAAAAGCGTTTGAATGGGAAAACTACATCCAGATCAAACCGTCCGGCTCACGAGACGAGCGAATCCATCTATTCTAAATTCCAGATCGAAATGAACGCCAAGAATGAGGCTTATGCGTTCATTCTTTCCTGTGGCCTCCTTTCGGAGTTCATCGAGTTCTCACGCGCCTATTCCGGCGAATGTAAATCCACTGAATCAAGACTTGAAATGGCATTGAAAAACTGTTGAATTATGGGAGCGCATAGAAATTCAATATACGACAAGGCATATGTCGAGATGTACGCAAAAGGGATGTCGTTGGCAGAAACAGCCAAGAGCATAGGCGTTACAAGGCAATGTGTATATAAGGCATTCAAAAAGCGAGGGTTAAAGTTGCGAACTCCTGCACCTTCTGACTACCAAATTTACGATGGCAAAAAATTCACCCTGCGGAATCATGGTTATTATGCTTTAACTACCGATGACAGATGTTTGATGCATCGTTACGTTTGGGAAAAAGAAATATGCGATATACCGGACGGTTGGGATGTCCATCATATCAACGGGGATAAATCCGATAATCGCCGGGATAATTTAGTTTGCTTCCCAAAAGCGGAACACACGCGAAGGCATCAAATTGAACGAAGAAAATGATACACATAGATTTATTTTCGGGAATAGGAGGATTTGCCCTCGCCGCGCATTGGGCGGGATGGAGGACGCTCGTTACTTGTGAAATAGACAATTTTTGTCGGCGAGTACTACAGTATCACTTTCCCGAAGCATACCATCACGATGATATACACACCTTGACTTATGAGACAATTGACGTTGAACTTTCAAAACGATACGGAACCCTCTGGAGGAATGAGGACATTGTCCTTACCGGAGGGTTCCCGTAGCTGTGCCAGCCGTTTTCGCTCGCAGGCAAACGCAAGGGGACAGAGGATGAACGCCACTTGTGGCCCGAAATGTTTAGAGCAATTCAGCAGATTCGTCCCCGTTGGATCGTGGGCGAGAACGTTTTCGGAATTGTTAATTGGTCGGGAGGCATGGTCTTCGAGCAGGTGTGCTCTGACTTGGAAGCTGAAGGATACGAAATCCAACCGTTTATACTTCCGGCTTGTGCCGTCGGCGCTCCCCACCGAAGGGATCGATGCTGGTTTGTTGCCCACCGTGCAGACGCAAGGATTGAAACAATGCAAGAAGGACAAAACGGTATTCATGCCGCTGGGATTGTTGCCGACGCCACGAGGATCGGACGGACAACGAGGTCCGGCGAAACTGACGGACGGAATGAGCGTGCGCAAGAGCGGCAAAGCATTCAGTGCACAACTGACAGACCTTTCAGCAGCGGGGTTGCTTCCGACACCAACCGCGATCGATGCCGCAAATTCCAGTCTCCCGGCCAGCCAAGTCGAACGCAAGAGCGGATTGCCCAGAATGGCAATGAATGGAATGCTCCCAACCCCGATAACGGGCGACTATCGGAGCGGAATGTCGAACCGATACGGAACGAATCATACTCAGCAACTCAACGACACGATAGCATTCCAAACTGGGACGGCTTCCCAACTCAATCCCCTGTTTGTAGCCGAAATGATGGGTTTCCCGGTGAACTGGACGACATCACCTTTCCAAAGTGGCGAAACGGATCAATCAAAGCTTACGGCAACGCCATAGTCCCGCAGGTAGCCTTGCAGATATTCGAAACGATAAATGAAATTGAGAGTGTATTCCGCCCCTCGGGCGAATGAAATTTAACGAGAAAAGACATGAAAAATCAAGTTACCTCAATCGAGCAGTCGAAGCGGCTGATCGAACAGGGAGTGCCCGCGCAGAAGGCCAGCATGGTGTGGGATACTATATCCCCTGCGTCACATCCAGTATTGAGGATATGGGACACAAGTACGGATACAAAACGTTGGCAGGTAGATCATGTTGGCCATGTCCCCGCCTTCACGGTCGCGGACCTGCTGGGGATGTTGCCGCCGGATATTCCAGCCATAGGTGAGCAGAATCATGATTACTTCTTAACTCTGTCCAATGGCTTTTGCTGGAGCCTGCGCTACGAAAACAGCCGTATGCCGCATATGTATATTGGCGAGAAACTCGAATTCGATCTTATCGATCTTCTTTGTGACCGTATCGAGTGGCTGTTGTCGAACGATTACAAGTTGGAGCTATGAAAACACGACTGCTCAAACGGTTGAGGAGAGAGGGGCGGGACCAAATACATGTCTATTCAGTTCGCAAGGATATGGCTGGGACGGTTATTGGCATTAGATATGGGTATAATTCGGATGAATATGCACATCTATGGCATTTTGCCATGACTCCGGATGAACTTAAATCAGAAGCAATGAAGATATACATCCTTCGCCGCGTTGCGGAGCTAAAACAGAAAAGGAAATGAAAAGCGAAAAAGCAAAGGAATTTATCAACAAATATGCCGTCGGCAATAGCCGCGATGCGGCACCTTCCATGATGAAGAACCGGGTGATTGAATGTGTCGAACTCGCCGAGCAGGAGGCCGAGGAGCGGATGCGGCAGAAGGCTATCAGCGCTTTCGATGCGATGTGGTTCGGGGATGGTGACAACAAGTGTGACACATGCGAGTCGGGCAATTGTGACGATTGTGAGTGTTGTGCGTCTGAGTTCGAACCGGATTACGAGTACCACCGAAATAATTTCATCCAAAAACTGACTGAATAATGAAAAACAACATCGAAAACGGGATTTACATTCCCGACGAAAACCGCGAACTGCACACTCTCGACGAGTGGATGAAACGCGAAGACCCGACCACGGCGCAGACCGTCGTACTGGTAACCGATTCCGGGATGCTCGAAATCGCTAAAGAAGACCTGCCGAGGAATTCAATTTCGAGGGCGCGCAGAAAGCCGCCGCTGAATACCGCGAGGGCTTCCGCTGCGCAACCCGTCACGAGGCGATAGAAATGTACGACGCCCGGTTCCGGGGCCTCGACGAAGCGTTCGAGAAGATCGGCGGCAAGCCCGCTACAAACATCTACTGGACAAGCGAGGCCGACCCCGATCCGGAGTACAGTTCCTACTGCGCGTTCGTCTGCAGCGGCGACACGGGCAACATGTTCAACCGCAACAAGTATAACACACGCGCCGTGCGTCCGGTTTCCGCTTTCAAGAAATAGTTTCACAGTTTAATCATTCCCGCGACCATTCAATGGGCGCGGGTTTAACACCCAAAAACTGAACGAGGTATGAAAAACTTTTTGATTGACGGCATTTGGCAAGGGCCGCCGGAAGGATTCGATGTCAAAGAATGGCTTAACGAGGTCGTTGCCTATTCAGGTCTTGATGAATATCTTCAACCGACGGGAGTTATTCGCCGGTTTCAGAAAATCGAACGGGTGCGCCGCAATGGCCGAGGTCGGGGCAAAGCGATTGATGCTATCACTATCGAGAACAATAGACTTAACAATTTGAAATAAAGAGAATAGTTATGCAGAAAATAATGTTCACCGACCGCTACGGTCTGACGAAAGCGGTTGTCGAGGGAAGGAAGACCAATACGAGGCGGCTGATTAATCCAATGCCGAAGGATTGCGCCGCCATTCACAAAGGTTGTTGGGGAGCCGATTGGTCGGATAAGCCTATGACGTTGGTGGTAGATCGAGACACAGGCGGTATATATTGCAAGTATTGCGGCAACGGCGTCCGCTTGTATGATGGGGGTTATCACTATAAAACTAAATACAAGGTCGGCGAGGTCGTGGCCGTAGCGCAGAGCTATGAGCAAATCGGGTGCTTCTGGGATACCGTTGTAAGCGAAATCGACAACCATAAATGCGCCCGCTCTCATCGTGGATGGCACAACAAAATGTTCGTCAAGGCCGAGTTGATGCCTCACCAAATCCAAATCACCGGGGTCCGCTGTGAGCGGTTGCAGGATATTTCGGACGAGGATTGCTTGAAAGAGGGAATAAACGCCAGTAACTCGCATGAAATAGGATATGGCATACCTTGGGTATATGAGTTTGCGGGTAGTAAAATGGTTTATTATACTCCCCGCGAAGCTTTCGCCGCGCTGATCGATAAGGTTTCCGGCCGCGGGACTTGGGGCCTTAATCCGTGGGTCGTGGTGTACGAATTCCAACTTGTAAAATAGCAATGAGATGGCTTACTATATTACAGAACCTTTAGCCGGCAGCAACGATGTAGTTGTGTCGGTTTATAAGAATACGGGAGAATATGTCGGGAATATCATTTACGACAGATATAAATGGAGGATGTCGTCCGACGATGACAGAGATAACGTTATTCGAAAGTGTTTCGGCGATAAGAAGAGGAGTTGGTAAAATAGCGAGATTCTCGCAAAATCTCGAAAAAACTGTAAATATGGAACCGATTGATGAAAGAGCGAATAATGCCTGGTTTGATTATCAATATACCGGAACCCCCACGTTTGAGTGCATATTCAAGGACGGATTCAAAACAGGAGTGCAATCCGAGTGTGAGGGACTGACCCGTTGGCATGACCCGAAAGAGGAGTTGCCAGAGGATGACCGCGATGTCTTGGTCAAAACAACGTTGTGCAGAAAATATTGCATAGCCTTTTACAAGGCGGGCGAGGCCCGGAATTATCACTGGCACGAGAGCAATGGCGCCCTCGATGATGATATGGTCATCGGCTGGCGTCCGATCCATGAACTGTAATACATATAGTAAATACATCAGTTACGGTAAAACGGAGGAATTATGATGAAATTCGAATACGCAGTTGCAGAATGGTATCATCCCGCTAAACTTCAGACTTGGTTGAATGAAAGAGGCTCAGATGGTTGGGAATTAGTTCATGCAGAACACCTACTTACTAAAGTAGGGCTTCTTTGTATATTTAAGAGGAGAATAAAATAGTTATGAGAGAGAAATCTATCCTATTACCGCTGGCGGGAGATTAACGAATAGGGCTAATGCTTGAAGGTCTGTAAAGAATTTGAAAAATGAAACATATCAACGAAATGGCGTATAGCTATGCTTGCGATAAATTGGTCCCCAATGCGCAATACGACAACTCTACGGAAATATCCAGTTTGCAAACCATGCTTGTCGATTTTGCCCAAAAAATCTTATCGGAACATAATCGCTGGCGCGATCCGAACAAGCCTCCACAGCATGAGAAACGGGTGATTGTAGATGCCGTGCTGCCGAACGGCGCCCGTTTCGTGACCGGGGGCTGGTATGCCATAAACGAATATCCGCAGGGATGGAGCGTGGATATTGCCCGTGTGTTTGAAAATGTGTCGGTTCTCGGCTGGCGGGAGATTAACGAATAAAAGGATTGGAAGATGGAACATACATTTGAAGAAATCAAAGCTGCCGCCTGGCGGGTCCGCCGTCGGTTTTTCTCCGACTGCTGGCAATCGGAACTTGATATTGGCGCATGCGAGGACCTGGACGATATGCGCCGCGTCGTTATCAAATACCGGCAATCAATCTGCTCGATTCCATGTGCAAGTTTTATAGTTTCCGAATATCCCGACATGCTGGATGCGGTCGGATTACGGTTGCAACGGTATGTGGATGGCCGTATGCGGTTGTATTTGGCGTAAATCAATCATCAAATATTTCAAGAATGAAAACCAACAAACAGGTGCTCGACATGTTCGGGCAGATGGGAGGTGCGAGAATTAACCGCCTCTTGTGGATCGCGGGCCAGCCGGATCATCAGACGGTCGGGGAGATACTGGAGGATTAGCGTCTCACAATGGTCTCAACATTATCGGGTCAGAAATCATAATAGCCAAAGCTTCATGCAATATCGCCGACGCCCTGATTGAAGAACTGGAGAAAACGAGCCCTGATTGTTCAAAAGGTTCTCAACCCTCCGAGGGAATAACCAAATAAAACCCCTGAAATCTGTTCAAAAGGTAATAAAATATGAAGCATATAATATTGTTTAATGAGGAATGTGGTCCCGTTATTTTACAATCATATGATAGAAGTGTGGGTGATATGTCTAATGATTTTACAGGTAAAATATCTGATGAAGATATAGCCTCTTTTATTTCCCGAAATAGTGGATGTAGCATCGAAAGAGCCAAGGCGATTGTAGAGGAAACCAAAGCACTAAATTCAGATGTTGTAAAAAACGACCTCCGACAACTTGAATTTGACATCAAATGCCTCGTTGAGAAATTTATTGAAAAGCACAAAATGCATCCGTATGGAGATATTGATATTGAGAAAAAGCCCTTCACATCGGACGTTGTGGTCAGATTGAGCCTACGAGAATAAAAAAGAGGCAATCCCGAAAGATCACCCCTGCGCTCACGACGTAAAGATAGTGATTAATTCGGGGAAACAATGGGTGAGCAGAAAGAAAAACGCAGAGGAGGCCAGCGGGACGATTCCGAGGTCTATATAAGCTATTCGAGGGGTCAGTTGCTACAGCTTATTGTGGACGCGGATCGGAAGCTCGGGGTCAAATACGACCACGACTTCAAGTATCAATTCAAGAAACACAGGTCATTGCCGCATTTGTGGCGGGCCTTCAAACGGATTTTACGGGAACACATTGACGGATGGCAGCAGGAGCTGCCTTTATTTTAATATAGGTATGGGATCAATTACAAAGAATGAAATTCGCAAGTGGGTATTCGAGGCTACGGAGGATTGCCTTGCGCGTTGGTTTGCGGCACAATCATATCACACAAAAGAGCGTCTGACAAAGGACGAAGCTATTGCATTTCTTCGGGGATGCGGATATGAAACGACGGTAAGTAAACTTTACAAGTTGGCCGCTTCGGGCGAAATACCGTCTGTTAAGATTAACGGCAAGTTGAATTTCCCGAAGTCCGATTTGCAGAAATGGGTGGATCAGCAGATCGATCACGATGTGTCTCGGTCTAATGCTGGGAAATTGTTAGCTGAAAGTGCGATGCGGAAAGAAAATCGGGGGACTGATTTGTAAATTACAAAACTTATGATTACATTTGTAATGTCTTCCATACAGATAGGCGAGTGATGCTCGTCTTATCCGGGCTTTTTTTATGCCCGTATCATGCGGTTCTGTACCCCCGTGTGGAGTGTTAATGCACCCACTGCCTATCTGGTGGAAGACGACGGGAAAGGCAGAACCGTTTTTATTTCTGTCAAACTTAAACGTCTTCCATCATGTTACACAAATCGCTTCCGGGGACACCCGACTATCAACAACTCTACAATGAGGCCGTGCAAACCGCCCAGCGTTACCAAGACATGTATACGCAGGCTATGAAGTGGCTCAACGAAACCACCAAAAAACAGTTCGAGTTAGAGAACTATCTGTATGAACTCAAATTGAATAGGTTCAAAGAGGCTTTTGAAACCAAACCAAAGTATTTCGAACAGACAACCTTAAAAATAAACTAATCATGAAAGAAATAGTATTGAATACTGAAACGATGACTTCGTTGCAGATTGCCGAGGTGACCGGAAAGCTTCACAAAGACGTGCTGGAAGCCATCCGCAATATGGAGTCCGCGTGGGTAAAAGTTAACGGGCGGAAATTTCCGCTCGTTGAATACAAAGATGCCAAAGGCGAGATGCGTCCTATGTACCAACTCAATAAAACCGAGTGTCTGTATGTGGCTACGAAGTTCAAAGACGAAGCCCGCGCCAGACTCGTCATTCGTTGGGAGGAGCTGGAACGCGAACGTATGGCAGGCGGTTTTCAGATTCCGCAGAACTTTTCCGAGGCCCTGCGTTTGGCCGCCGAACAGGCCGAGCGGGTAGAGGTTCAACAGCGGCAGATCGAGGCCATGAAGCCAAAAGCCTTGTTTGCCGACGCTGTGGCCACCTCCGACCGTTCGTGTCTGGTGGCCGAACTTGCGAAGATACTCCAGCAGAACGGGGTAAATATCGGTCAAAACCGATTATTTGATTGGCTCCGTAAAAACGGCTATCTTTGTTCCAAAGGCGAGTATTACAACCAGCCCACCCAGCGGGCAATGGAAATGGGGTTGTTCGAGGTTAAGAAAACGGCTATCAATAAACCTGACGGGTCGGTGCTGGTCTCGTGCACAACAAAGGTTACCGGCAAAGGACAAGTATATTTCGTTAATAAATTTTTAGACGAAGCTGCATGATAATTATCCCGTCGTCAGTCTTGGCGGCGGGATTTTTTTTGTGTCTATTTTTATAGATGGGAGCAAATTGTGTGAGCGACGTCAAAAAATTAGGAGTTACAGTAGTTTGCAACTCCTTGATTTTCA